GAAGTACGACGAAAACGACATACTTGTATGCGTAGGTAAGAGCCACTGGAAAGGCGGTGTAGAAAAGGGTAAATTTTCAAAAGATCACGGGCAAATTACAAATAACCTAGCTCGTATGTATATCAAACTATGCGAAAGATATGCTACTAGAGGTAACGTTCGAGGCTATACCTACAATGATGAAATGCGTGGGCAGGCTATTCTACAGCTGACACAAATTGGTCTACAGTTTGACGAATCAAAATCAAATAATCCGTTTGCTTACTTTACTGCGGCAGTAACCAACTCATTTGTTCGTATTATTAACATTGAAAAACGTAATCAAGTTATACGAGACGACCTACTTGAAATCAACGGAATGAACCCAAGTTATTCAAGAACAGGTCAAGGTGAACACGCGGCGGCTCTAAAACGGTTTGAAGGAACAGACGATTGACCTATGCTGGCAAAAACGTTATAATGAAGGACTGGAGGTATTACTTTGAGTAATCTTTTTAAGAAAGCCGCACTGTTCACAGACATACATTTTGGATTAAAATCAAACAGTTCTGTACATAATCAGGACTGTGAGGATTTTGTTGACTGGTATATTGCCAAGGCCAAAGAACAAGGCTGTGAAACTGGTATATTTCTCGGAGACTGGCATCATAATAGAAATTCATTGAACATTACTACAATGGATTACAGTCTTAGAGCACTTGAAAAACTTGGAAAAGCATTTGATCAATTTTTCTTTTTTCCAGGTAATCACGATCTCTACTACAAAGACAAACGTGATATTCACTCAGTAGAGTTTGGCAAATATATTCCAGGCGTAACAGTTGTACATAAACCATTTACAGACGGCGACGTTACCCTGTGTCCTTGGCTAGTAGGCGATGAATGGAAAGAAATTCAGAAATCTAAAAGTCGTTATATCTTTGGTCATTTTGAACTTCCACATTTTTATATGAATGCTATGGTTCAGATGCCTGATCACGGCGAAGTTCAATTGGATCATTTCAAAGGCTACGAATTAGGATTTAGCGGACACTTTCACAAGCGTCAACAAAAAGGCAACATGATGTACATTGGCAATGCTTTTCCGCATAACTATGCCGATGCATGGGATGATGAACGAGGGTTAACGGTATTTGAGTTTGGCGGCAAACCGCAACACTTTGCATGGGATGCACAGCCTACATTTAGAACTGTTAAATTAAGTCAACTTATTGACGAAGCTGATACAATTATTAAACCTAAACAGCATCTTCGTGTTACATTAGACATTGATATCAGTTTTGAAGAAGCAAGTTTTATTAAAGAGAAATTTGTAGAAGATTATGATATTAGAGAACTTACATTGATTCCTCAACAAAAAGAAGTTGAAATCAATACTAGCATTGATATCAAAGCATTTGAAAGTGTAGATCAAATTGTTTCTAATCAATTAGTAAACATACAATCAGATACCTACGACTCTAAAGTTTTACTATCTATCTACAATAGCCTATGAGGGCAGGATATTTAAAGTACAATGATTAAAATAAAAGATTTAACTGTAAAAAATTTTATGAGTGTGGGTAACCAGACTCAGGCAGTGGATTTTAACAAAGAACACCTCACACTAGTTCTAGGAGAAAACTTAGATCAAGGCGGTGACGATAACGGTTCAAGAAATGGTACTGGCAAGACTACCATTGTCAACGCACTTAGTTTTGCTTTGTATGGACAAGCTCTTACTAACATTAAAAAAGATAACTTGATCAATAAGATCAATGGTAAAAATATGTTGGTAACATTGTCTTTTGAGAAAGACGGAACTGAATACCGAATTGAAAGAGGTCGCAAGCCCACTGTGATGAAGTTCTTTATTAATGATCAAGAGCAAGGTGCAGAAGAAGCAGATGAAAGTCAAGGCGATATGCGCGAAACACAAAAAGATCTTGATGATCTGTTGGGTATAAGCCATGATATGTTTAAACACATTTTAGCTCTTAATACCTATACAGAGCCTTTCCTTAGTATGAAAGCTAATGAACAGCGAGATATCATTGAACAACTGCTGGGCATTACTTTACTATCAGAAAAAGCTGAAGGTCTTAAAGAACAGGTACGAGTTGTAAAAGAGCAAATTCAGCAAGAAAATGCAAATATTGAAGCGGCTAAGAAATCAAACGAGAAGATTGAACAGAGTATTAATGGTCTTGAAAATCGTCAACGTGCATGGATTAAACAGCAACAAGATGACTGCGAAAAGATTGCTCGAAGTATCTTAGAATTACAGGCAGTAGACATTGAACGAGAATTACAACAACACGCTAAACTTAAAAGTTATGACGAGTTAAGTGGCAAGATTAAAAGCCTAAACAAAGAAAAAGCCACTTTAGAAACTGCTGTAATCAATGCTGACAAGCAGGTTAAAAAATACGAGACTGAAGTAGAACAATTAAAAAATAAAACTTGTCCGGCTTGTAAGCAAGGATTACACACGCATACTCACGAAGAAATGAGTGCCAGTGCTGAAAAGAATTACGACGATGCTGTCACTTATTTAAAAAGTGTCAGTGACAGCTATGCTACAGTCATGCAGGAATTAGAAGAGATAGGCGATATCAACGGAAGGCCGCAGACTTACTACGATACACTTGAAGAAGCATTAAAACATCAAAATAACTTGACTAGTTTAGAAAATGCTTTAGCAATTAGACAGCAAGAAGTTGATCCTTATCAAGAACAAATCGACGAACTTAAACATACTGCTATTCAAGAAATCAATTGGGACACTGTTAATGATTTAACAACCTTAAAAGATCATCAAGAGTTCTTGCTAAAACTATTGACCAACAAAGACAGCTTTATTCGTAAAAAGATCATTGATCAAAATCTAGCTTATTTGAATAACCGATTAACCTACTATCTTGATAAGATGGGATTACCCCACCAGGTGACTTTCTTAAATGACCTTAGTGTAGAAATTACACAGCTAGGACAAGATTTAGATTTTGATAATCTGAGTCGAGGTGAACGTAATAGACTTATTCTTGGATTGTCTTGGTCGTTTAGAGATGTCTGGGAGAGTCTATATCAAAATATTAATCTGTTGTTTATTGATGAACTTATTGACAACGGACTTGATGCGTCAGGTGTTGAAAATGCGCTTGGGGTACTTAAAAAGATGAGTAGAGAACGTAACAAAAACATTTATTTGATTAGTCACAAAGATGAACTAATTGGTCGTGTTAACAATGTTCTTAAGGTTATTAAAGAAAATGGATTTACATCTTATTCTAATGATTTAGAAATTATAGAATGAAGGACACACAAGATATCCACGAAGCCTTGATGGCCGCAGTTCGAGCATATTTCAATGCACACCAAGATTGGGAAATGCATAGAACACATGCGGCTGGCATGAGGGCGAGATATCAACTGTTAGAAATGAGAAAACTAGCGCATGAGCGCAGAAAACAAATTCAGGCAATTAGAGAAGAAAAACCAAAATTAAAAAGTCCCAAATACAAAGAAGCAAAACTAAAAGAACAACTGGCTCAAAAACGAAAGGCTGATCAAGACAACGACACTAACTAAGTGCATGTCATGGTATTATCAAAATGTATTAGTCGAAACCTTACCCGAAGAGTGTATTGGCTTCGTCTACATCATCACTAATAACATTACTGGTCGCAAATATATAGGCAAAAAATTAGCTAAATTCGCAAAAACAACTTACAAAACTGTAAAGCTCAAAAACGGCAACAAGAAGAAAAAGAAGATTAGATCTAAAATTGATTCTGACTGGCGTGAATACTATGGCAGCAACGACCAATTAAACAAAGACGTAGAACAACTAGGCGTAGAAAATTTCACTAGAGAAATACTGTATTACTGCACATCAAAGGCTGAATGCTCATACGTAGAGGCAAGAGAACAATTCTCAAGACGAGTACTAGAATCTGACGATTACTACAACGGACATATTCAAGTTCGTGTACACGGCTCACATATCAAAGGCAAACAATTAAACGGTTAATGCTCAGCGCAGGCTAATTTCGTGCGCCCAAACCCCTGGTGATGTCGCAGGGTAAGGAAAACTCTCGCCGTTAAGAGTGCTCAATCACTACCCGAAAGGATGAGGATCGCTTCTAAGACCTGCGATTTGATTGTTTGAAAAGGAATAACATGGGCAAAATGAGTGGTTAAAACCACACGTTTACAAATATGTTAGCGTATATTTGTAGACCGCCGTTGTGTGCGAAAGCACAAATAACTAAGCTCGAGGTACCGGACAACCGCCTCTGTAATGCTTTAACGCTAGTGACTGTAAGAACTCAGATAATGTTCTTCTTTTTATTTTGCCCGTGCAAACGGGCAATTGTGACTGATGAATCTAGATAATATTTAAATGCTTCGCATTAATCATTGTTAGATAAAAAAGAATATAAGTTTGAGCGATAGCGAAAAACTTAGTGAGCGTAAGCTCACTAACTAATAAATAAAGAATAACAGAGAATTCTAAATGAAGATCTACGAACTACTTTCTGAAGCACCTAACATAGGACCTACTACGACCACTCCTAGTGGTATTATTATTCCACAGACTGCGGCTACACCTCCTGCTGGAACAACTACACCTCCTGCAAATACTGCCCCGAGTAAAAAAGTTAGTGTTACTGGAGCAAGAAAAACAGTAGCACCAGGTGCAGGAAAACAAACAGCAGTTGGCCAAGATATTGGTAATCTTTGGAAAGACATTCAGAAAAAACGTAGAATTAGTGCTACTAGAAAAGCTAGAGTAGAAAAAGTTTGGATGGGCAAGTATGGGTTCTGGTTGTCTAAACTTATGCAAGTTATAGGTCTTGGCGTAAGTCTTACAGAATTGTACACAGATTTAGAAGTTGCTGAAGAAGCTTTTAACGAAGGCGATATCACTGTACAACAATTAGAATCTATTAGAGAATTCTTATATGGTATTTTTACAGTTCAAGTTTTAGTGCCAGTTGTTCGACGTGTAGTAACTAATGTTAAGATAGTCACATGGATTGCTAGAGCACTGCGTTATATTGTAGGTGGTGCTGGTGCACTTGTTACTGGTGGTGCTTCATTAGCTGCCGTTTTAGCCACTGAAGGATTCTTTATTTGGTTCCAATCATGGTTAGGTAGTGATGCTGGTAAAGATTGGATTGCTAATACTTTCTTATTAGGTATTGTGAAAACCATGGGTAAGATACCAGAAGGTGCTTGGAGTTCATTAACTAACTACTACGACAGAGCCGAAAAAGGCAAAGAAAAATCCAAACAAGATCTAGCTAAAACAGATCCAGCTAAAGCCGCGCAACGTGATGCGGCAGATCAAGCAGCCGCAGCCAAAGAAAAAGAAATAGAAGACAATTCTAAGTTTGTTGGTGGTGTTAGAGTTACTGACATCAACGGAAAATTGCTTCCTGGTATTGAATCTAACATACGTGTAAAAGCCGCAGTACAACGTGCTAAAGCCAACGGCGAGCCAGATCCTTTAGCAGACATACCTCGTTAAATTAGTGGCAAGCCACTTTTCTTAGTGGCTTCGATATTATCTTTGATTAACTCATTGAGTAGATTTCTATCTTCATATGAGTATCTATGAAATAAATCTTCGCTAGAAACTCCGCCTCGCATATACCATGCAAGTCTAAAAATTTCGTCTTTGATACCTTTGATTTGAAGTTCTAGGTTGTTGACATACGTCTCGATGTCAGAGTTCGATAATCTCAACAACCTTAGACGAAAAAATTTGCCTGATCCATGGTAATTTGAACATCATCGTCAGTACCACAATTACTGCATTTGACGTGTTGTTTTGGAATACTCCACGAGTCTTTGTTTTCTTCTAGTTTAGTTTTAATTTGTTGATAAACTTCACGATCTGCATTAACTAACCATTCGCGTATGGCATTTTTATCAGATACTAGCTGTCCAGGAACTTGCACAGATTCGATACTCATCAAGAACAGTTCTACTTGTAGATCTGCAAGTTGTTTATAGATACTGTCAAGCTGTTGTTGTCTAGCATCATCTTCTAATTCCGATGCTTGATACAACATTTTTTGTAGTTTAAAATTTTCTGTAGACACAGCAGTCATTTCTTCATAGCTTAACGGTCTAATTTTTAAACTAAGTTCTTCGTTGATCTGCACATTGCTGGCAAATGTCATGTCTCTAAAGTGATCAAGTAACGCACTTAAATCAATGTCAAATTGATTTTCTTCACCGCAGTTCTTGCAGGTTTGTTCGACAGTCATCTTGTTACCAAATGTTGCAATCCTAATAGCAATCATCAGTGCATCAATGTCTAAACTAGGCATTTTGTTAGCATTAACAATATATGGACAGCAACTTTCAATAACTTTGGTTACTGCCTGACCGTTAAACAGTGCATCCGGAGTTTTAAAAATAATCTCATCCATGCCAGTCATAGCAAATACTGGTACATTATTATAGTCCCCGCCGAGCGCACCGCGTTCGTAGTATAGACCCTTGCTTGGTAAAGTAATGTAGATTTTTGGTTGTCTAAAATACTTTTGTAATGGATTATTTGACATGTTTTAGTCCCGATAAATATATTAT